GGAGTTGCATCGTTCAATCGCATACAACTGAGCAAAGGTTGACATACGACCATCTTTCACTTTCCAGTTTGGTGATGGTGGCGGTGTGTTCGTATACTTGGATAAATCCACATCAAGAGATTTCTCTACCAACCAGTTGGATGGTTGATAGAGTTCTATTGCTTTCTCATGCAGTTGGTCTTCTGTTTCCCACGTGTGAAAGAATACTTTGACATCATTACCATCAAGAATATTTTGCTTGTGGAATTCATATCCTGCTTCAACCATTCGTGGTTGACCAGTAAGACATAATGCTATCTTCATAGGTCACGCCCTACATTTGCTTTGTTGTCCACGATACCAAACGGTTTCAGTGCTTCTCGTTCAAACACAACCACACTGTTGTAAAATGATACTGAGTGTAAGCATTGATAGTTTGATAGAACTTCAGGCATCATTGGTTCACCCTGAAAGTGTTGCTGATTGAGAATATCAGTTACTCGTTTTGAGTGTTCCAAGAATGTACCAGCACCACGGAATGTTCCACCCCACGGTTGCGGCCAATAACTTGTGTGTGTATCTTCACAGATGTAAACACCACCCACATTCAAACGTGGAAATACTTTATTCAGTGTAGTAATCTGATGATTCATTACATGCGAACCATCATCAATCACAATATCGAATCCTTTTTTATCGCAAAGGTATTGATCCCAAAACTGTGGATCACCTTGATCACCCATCACAATTTCTACATTACCATCATACTCATATTTTTTACACTCTTCGTTGATGTCAACACCAATAACCTGTGTGCCTTCACCAAAGTATTTCAACCACATCTCGATTGAACCACCACCAAGAACACCAATCTCCAGGATTCGTGGTGACTTGCCTACGAACTTACTGAGATGCTTCTCATACACATCAAAGTAACCAGACCATTTGGTGCATCCACGTTCTAGTTCCCAAAAAATATCTTTTAGTTTATTTGTCATCGTATTTTTCCTCTATCACCTTGCGCCACTCTGGCACTCTATCGTATTGGTGAACAATAGTATACTCTATTCCTGTGGAAGTTGCAACCTTATCACCCACCATTTTGGGCGAAGGTTCAAGTAGGAATGGTCTAAATTGCTCTATCTTGCTTGGGTCAGCAGTTGTTCCTAGTTGACATGCCCATCCATCTTCTGATTTGGTATACATGGATGTTTTCAGATAGGGATGCTGAGAGATTAGGAAGTTGAATGTTGATTGGTCACAGATTTTGATTGGACGACCAAGACACGATGCAAAGATATTCATCATCAAATCTTTCATCGCATATCCACGACCAGCAAGAACACCCACATTGAAGATAGTATTGTCTTTGAAGTCTTCGTAGATTTGTGTGCCGAATGTTTCTCGCAGGTTTTGGTCACCCCACGGTTCATCTTTGTATTTGATACTTTCAGATGAGAATATTAAGTCTTCATGTCCTTCTGGTAAATGTTTTTCTAAAAATTCAGATGGATTCTTTTGAAAGATAACATCCTTGACATCCGTTGTGATAACATAACGGTAGTCTTTGTTTTTGAGGTGTTGATAGATGTGGTAGAATCTCTCAACATGAACCATCATGTTGGAGTTGTATACTAAATTGCCTTTATCATCTTGACCAAATGCAATGATATCGAAACCTGCATCAGAAACTTTATTTGCAGTTTCTTTGTCGCAGTTCATAAGAATCATAACTTTATCACCAGTGAAACCTGATTCGTTGATAGAGTTAATCCAATATTTTAGTTTTGCCCAATCATAATTTGTTGAGCAACCAATCACACAATCCATAATATCTCCAGTTAAATATAAAGTAGTTCTCTGTTATCCTCAATCAATGCTATAATTGCATGAGTGCCTATCTTGACTTGTTCTTCAGTTAGATTCAAACCATATGCATCACTCACTATATGTAACACTTCATGAAATACTGCAATTCGTTGTGTCTGCTCGGTATGATCGTGATTGATAGAAATAAGTTGCTTATTGAAATCTGCTGTTCCAATCAGTCCATTCATTTCTTCTGTTGATTTTAGTGCAATGCTATAATCAATACCTGCAATTTTTATTGTGTCTTTCAAGTTGTATATCTCTTATATAATTTCTTACTTTGGCCAGGTGTATCCTTCAAATATTTATCTCGCAGTTCTGGTCGTCCAAATTCACCAGCACCTGCTTTTGACACAAACTCTTGTGCTTCTTTGATGGTTTTGATTGAACCATTGTGCTGTGCCAGATATGCCGAGAACTGTACATCAGGAAACTCTTTTTTCATTGCCAGTAATGCAGTCAAGTTAGACATTGCATCATCAAACAACCGAACACGACTAAACTTTCCATGCTTCAAATACTTGCGAATAATTGCCACCTTTGATGCAGCAGAAGGACCAGGAGTATTACCTGCTCTCTCCACATATACGTGATTCATATCCAATCCATGCTTACGGAATGTGTCGAGGAAGGTATTCTTGTCATCAAAATCAGAACGAGCTGTAATGATTATAACACGACTGTTGGGTTTATTCAAGACATTTCTTAATATTGCCTGTGCTTTTGCCATCATTCGTGGTATAACTTTAGATTCTTTGTTGAACTTTTCGGCAGACTTAAATTGCTCGAAGTCGTATTGCTCACCCTTCTTCAACTCGTATGTATTATACTCTTGATTGCTTAACTCTCTCACCACCTTACCATCTTTCTTTACGGCAATCTTGGCAGTTGTCTGGAATAAAGTTTCATCGATATCAAAGATGGTTAGTCCACCACCATCTTCAACACTTTCGTTTAGGAATTCGTTAAATGTTTTCATACGGCAAAAGAAGAACCACATCCACAGGTTGCTTTGACGTTAGGGTTGCGAATAGTAAAGTTTGCACCCATCAAACTTTGTGTATAATCTAATTCCGATTCATTCAAATATTGCAAACTTACACTATCTATAATGACTGAAATTCCATCTTTGTCAAAAATAAAATCATCTTCCGCAGGAGGTAATTCTTCCAATGAAAATCCATATTGAAATCCTGTGCAACCACCACCCTGAACAAAAACCCGCAATTTCAACGATGGGTCTTCCTCATCAATAATAGTTTTAATTTTCTTTGCTGCTTCTGTTGTGATGGTAATCATTGGATATATTTTTCCTTATAATCTTTTATTGCTGCTTTGATTGCATCTTCGGCTAGAATAGAACAGTGTATCTTTACAGGAGGTAGAGCCAATTCTTCTGCTATCTGTGTATTCATTATCTGTCCTGCTTCATCAAGTGTCTTACCTTTGACCCATTCGGTTACTAGGGACGATGATGCTATTGCTGAACCGCAACCATATGTTTTAAACTTTGCATCTTCAATAATTCCATCATCACTTACTTTGATTTGTAGTCTCATCACATCACCACACGCAGGAGCACCTACCATACCTGTTCCAACTCGTTTTATTTCTTTCGCAAATACTCCAACATTTCTTGGATTCTCATAGTGATCTAATACTTTGTCGGAGTATGCCATTTTATCCCCTCGTTAGTGCAAGTATTTTTTGTATTTGACCTTCAACCAACACCTTACGGTTTGGCCAATAGATGTATTCTTTATCTGATGTCTTCAATAGTTTGGTGAAGAATGGTAGAACCAACTTCTCCACTTCTTTCAATCGTGCAGCATACTCTTCTACGGTATCTGCTTTTTCTGAAATGACTGCATTATAATCTGCTTCGGATACAGCAGAGAAACCAAAATCATCATCACCATACTCTGCTAATATTTTACTTAAATCATATCCCATTATTTGCTCCAGTTCTTTGCTGCGGTGAAATTTTGATGTGAGAATTCTAAACGGTCTACCAACTTCAATGCATTGCCTTTGATTCTATCGACAGCAACGAATCCTTCAGGTGCAGTAATCTTGAATCCATTATCGGTGCGAACAAATGTGCCGATTGATTTGATGGTTTCCAACTTGCGAATAATCATTAACTTCGCATCGACAATCAGGTTCATCAATTCAAATATATGTGTGAGAGCAATATAGTTTGAACGATAGAATCGCATCACTTCTGATTTTTCTTTGATGCGTTTGCTTTTCGTATCTTCTTTCTTTGCAGCAAGGATTTCTTTGTTTAGTTTGTTTTCAACATACTGTATCAACTGTTTGGTATGTAGTGCAGGATTTGCAATCTTTTGACCTGCACGAACTTTTGTGTTGTTGAATGTTTTGATTTGTTCCAAGTGTGTTGATGATGCTGCAATACGATTCAATGCCATTGCAGGAATCGTTTGGAATGTGCGACCAGCAGTTGATAGAATCGATGACAGTTGTTTTGTTTCTTCTGCGGTGAATGTTGCTGTGCCAGATGCATCGGTGAAAGACGCATCACGAAACCACACATCTTTGGTTGTTTGTAGATGACCCAAATCAATATTGAACGATGCTTTCATGTTCTCAATTTCTTTGCCAGTGTAGGATGTATGAAACACCACACCAAGTTGTGCAGCCTGCATTGTCTTTGCCAGTTTAGATTCTACTGGAACAGCATACACAATCGTATTGGGTTGGAATATAATATACTCATGACCATCAATCGTTTCATGCTTCAAGTCATCTTTGGTGAACATCATGTCACCTTGCAGAATACCTTTGATACCCAACTTGGGCAGATACGCAAGTGCGATCTTTAGTTTCTCATTCAGTCCTGCACTGGTATGATTCTCATCAATGTCGGCATCGGTATAGTTTAGTTTGGCATTCTTGTTGAACACTGACTTCGTGCCAACAAAAAACTTTCCATTCTCTGGATTAGTTCCAACAAAGATAGAAGGTGCTCCATCCCATTTGGTTGTGACATTTACATGTGACTGTGCTTTACCTGACAGCATATCACGCAACGATTGTAGGAAGTTGATAGACTCTCGCACACCCGCAACACCTGCATTGAGAACATTGTCCTCAAGGTGTTCGAGGTGAAGATTCTTACCTTCTTTTGCTTCTGTTAGGTATTCTGTGAATTTCATTTTAGTATATCTTTATGAAAGCTGAACTGTCTTTCGAGTTGGATAATGCATAACCCACAAGACCTTGCGTAAATGCATTTCTATTTTTTTCTGTTGAACTCATTAAAATATCAATCATTTTGACACCCAAATATTTTGAGTATACCCAATCTGCTTTTGTTTCTGTTGATTTGGCAGTCTCAAGAAAGTTTTTCAATGTCATGCCTGGTTCACCATACTTCTTAAACATATTATATAATTCTGTGAGCAAGGCAACTTGTTTTGCTTTTGCTTTAGTTACAATTTCTTGCTGTGGAGGTAATGTTTCTAAACCTAAATCTTTCAAATTACGATTGACAGGACCGTAAGCAGCTTTACCATATTTTGCAGTTTTACCTATCAACTCACCTTGCCAACCAGATAGATTATCAAAAGAACGAAATTGCATATTGATTTCATCCTCACCTTTAGAATAGATATAAACGTCTTTAGAACCAAAGATACCTTTACCTTCTACACCAACTCTATAACCATTCCATATTGTTGGAGGTCTTTTCTCACCTACGTTGAAATTTTTCTGATGAACTGCTGCACCTTCAATTTTTTTCAATGATATGCCAACCATAGTTCTGTCTGCTAATGCATTTATTATGTAACGATTCAAACAGTCTAAAGTTTGACAATCATCGATTTCTAATTCAAAATCTTTTTTGAAAACCCATATATCACCAGGATTCCATTTGTTTGCATCAGAAAAAGGAACTTCTATTAATTTATTTAATTGTTTATATTTGTCGTAAAGTTTTTTGACTTTAGCACTGCCACGATGGAATTCATAGTCACCACCCTTGAACATACCATCCATCAAAAACTTAGATACTTTTTCATAATGATTCAACCATTCAGGGTCTGTTTGACCTATCATTACTTGGTCTTTCTCATCAACATCATATAACTTTTTTACTTTACTATAATTTGCAACGACTGTAGCAAGGTCTGATTTACCATACTTTTCATATACAGCACACCACAAACATACTGATGATTCATTCATCTTTGTATTTTCCGCACCACCACCAGAACCTTTTCCACCACCACCAAGTTCTTTAGTTTTTTCTAAATCAGTTAATTTCTTTTTCTGGTTTTTGGTGGTTGTGAATGTTACATCCTTGTATGCTTCTTTATCGCCAGGTTTCAATCCAGCAATTTTGTTATAGACTGTTTTTTCAAACTTAAAAACAACATTCGTTCCATCTTTTAATTGGAATGCTTTACTATCTTTGTATAATTGTAAGATTTTTAATTTGCGATCTTTTGCATCATCATCAGCATACTTGAAAAAATCTGTCATTGATAAGGCTGCCATACACCAATCTCCTAAGTTATTGGAGTATTTATATCAATCCCACAGTGTTCGTGTTGTCCTTTTGGCATCCACATCGTAGTTGGTAATCAACAACTCTTCTTTCAGGTTTCCTTCTTTGCGATGAACCATACCATACTGTAGTTTCCATTTCTTCAGGAAGTAGGATTTATATCGGTCAACAAGATAGTCATTGACATTGTAGGTTATCATAAAGTTGTGTGGGCATTTATCCACATTGTCGGCAAAGTCAGCATGAACAAAGGATGAATGCATCTTCTTACCAGTGCCATACAGAAAGTCTTTGATGTCGTATGGGGGGTCAAGAAACACAAATACATTTTTGCCAGGTGCCAACATCACTTTGGAATAATCGATGTTTGTAATCTTCCAGTTCTTTATAATCTTTGAATACCCTTTCAACTTACCGATATTCATTTCACTAAAGTTCTGTTGTGATGCAGTAATACTGAATGTGGAGTTTTCCGTCAAACCAGAATACGAACACTTGTTTAGAATGTAGAAACTAACGGCAGCATCAAATGAGTTTTGGTTTTTCATTTCTTCCAAGCATTCATTGAACTTATCTTTGGCAGTGGCATCATTCAAAGTTTTTTTGATAGCAAGAATAGCATCCGATAGATTGTCTCCATCTTTCTGCAGCACCGTCCAGAAGTTATACAGTGGAACATACAAGTCATTCACCCATATTGGTTTGTCTGGATACTTCTTCGACATATGAATACTCATCGAACCACCACCAAGAAATGGTTCACGCCATTCCGCAAAATCGGTAACCCACGGATCAAGAGTTTTAATTGCTCTGGTCTTACCACCAGGATATCGTAGTGGAGATTTCAATGCATTGTTACTCATATCTTGAATCCTTCAAACTTGTTCGGTCTTTCTCGTTCACCAAATGTATTCAGTGGTTTGTCATCGTGTCCTGCATCGGCAATATCAACTTGTGCTGATTGTTCTACATCATACAGTCTCATCTTAGACCTGTCAATACCAATCACAAATCGTTTGTAGTTATTTGGGTCACCATAACGATTCTTCAACTGCTTCACCATAATCTGATTCAGTTGTTCTAGTTCTTCGGTAGATATCAACGCAAACATAAAGTCGGCAGTTGCAGGAAGACCAAATGATTCAGAAGTATCCTCAAGGCCAGGATCAGAGTTCGTAAATCCAGAACGAGTTGTTTGTGTTGCAGATACAACAGGAACAGAGAACTCAACTGCCAGACCTCTCAACTCTTCGGCGATTGCTTTGATGTACGAATAACTATTTACATTAGCACCTGGCTTGATTCGAGCAGATGAACAGATATTCAAGTAATCAATAAAAATGATATCGGGAACAAAACTTTTCTTCAACTGCAATTCATTTAATAGAGCACGAAAGTGCAACGCAGATGCCGATGCAGTTGGATATTCTTTGATAATCAATTTACCTTGTGTCTTGTTTCGTAAGATTTCAAACTTTCTGTCATACTCTGGTTTTGTCATTGTCTGCAAATAGTTCATGTCCACATTCAATAGGTTCGCATCAATCCTTTCGGCAATACGTTCTTCTGCCATCTCCAATGTGATATACAGAACATTCTTACCTTGCGACAAACATCCTGCCGCAGCATGACACATGAACAATGATTTACCCACACCAGTTCCCGCCAAACATATATTCAATGTCTTGGTTGGTAATCCACCTTTGGTAATCTTATTGAATAGGTCGAGGTCAAACGGTATTCTGTTTTCATGTCGATGATAGAAGTCATATCGTGCATCCGAATCGTTGATGTAATCATGACCCACAGTAGAGTCAAATGACACTCCAAGAGCATCACTGAGTATCTTTGGTATCGCACCTTTGGGTTTGGAATCTTTCTTGTTGTCGAGGATTTGAACTGCTTCCATGATAGCATTGTAGATTGCTTTATCTTGGCAGAACTTTTCGGTTTGATTAGTCAACCATGCCATGTCAGTTGGTTCGTCTTTGTCGGAGTGTATCTCACGAACAAGTTCAACGGCACTTTGAACTTCTGCTTCGGTTAGGTGTTTGGATTCTGTAAAATTAATTACAAGGGATTCGTAGGTGGGTAGGTTCTTATACTGATTGATAAAGGTTTCTATTTCTTTGAATACTCTGCGTTCTGTTGTGTCCGAAAAGTATTCGTCTTTAATGAATGGTATTATCTTTCTAGCATAGTCCTCATTGTAAATCAGGTTCTTCAGAATAGATGTTTCTAGTCGTTTCATTTTGTGTCTTGTCAAGTAGTATCTCGGTTAGTAGGTCACCCATAATTGTATGCAATTCGGGGTCATTTGTCAAGTCATCGATGTCATGTTCGCCAGAATTGACTATAGTGTATCCAAATCTCAATCTGGCAAACTCACCCTCTTCAACTATACCTGCCTTGCCATAGTGGTATAGAACTCCTGCATACTTGCCACGCAGGATTCCTATACCAGTTACGGTATTGTCATCGGAGTCAACGAACTCGTAATCAACGCCACGTTTAAGTTTCACTGGCTTCGACTTCCAAAACTGTATCTTTTCCCATAATGTTTCCATAGGTAATTTCATATCGTTTCCTTACATATTCTTTGAACTTCTCACTAGCAAGAATATCATCCCAAAATTCTGCGGTTTGTGTATCATCAAATCGTTTCTTGTCACCAATCTCTCCTGTCTCTTGATCCACTTTTGCATACCAACCATTCGATGGTTTGGATACAAAGTTTCCTTCAAGTGCAATGTCAAGTAGACCAGAATATTTCTGAATACCACCATCAAAAGATACTGCAACTGGTATCTTCGACTTCTCACGAACAAATCGTGACTTCTCCACATTGATAATGAAGTTGTATCCTGTAATTTCGGTGCCAGTTTTTTCTTGCTGCCTTCCAAGAATCCAGATTGTATCTGCGGAGTAATACGAACCTGTGCCACCACCAACGATGTCTTTAGGATACAGACCAATCTCTTTGTATGTGTGATTCACAACAATCATTGGAATGTCTTTGATAGTCAAGTGTGGTGTGACCATACGAAACAACGACTTCATTTGTTTTGCACGGCTCATGTCAGCAACTGATTTGCCCTCAAGTGAATCTTCTACTTCTTTCTTCGATGCAAGATTGCCAATTGAATCGAGAATGATAATAACCTTGTCACCCTTATCAATCTGCTGCAACTGAACCATGATGTCGTGCTTCAACTGCTCTACGTCAGTAATAGGAGTATGGAGCACACGATTGGTATCAATATTGAATGTATCGAAATAAGATTGAGGAGTCCCAAACTCGCTATCGTAAAATAAAACAACGGCATCTTTGTATTTCTCCATATATGCAGATGCCATCAACAAAGCAAATGCGGTTTTGAAATGTTTTGACGGACCAGCAAACATCGTTAGACCTGGTGTTAGACCACCATCGAGATTGCCAGCAAGTGCCACGTTAATCATCGGCACAGATGTTTGTATCATATCTTTCTCAGTAAAGAACTGAGACTTTGCAAGGATGGACGAATCTTTAATCGTCGAACCTTTTTTCAATTTATCAAGAATACTCATTATCATTCTCCACTTTTATAAAAAAATTCCACACCGTTTTTAGTTTCTTTGCCTTCTAAAAAATTACAAAATTCTTCTAAAGTCATAAGGTGAAATTTAAAACCCTTATAGTCGGCAATTTCATCACAGTGCGATAAAACTGATTCATTCGGCATATGTTTTCCACGTATGATATAAACATCTTTATATTCATATTTTTTATAGTATTTCCATATTTTATGTGGTATTTTTTCATCTACTGAACCAGTGACATTTTGATTTGTGCAATCAGCATATATGCCATCACCTATAATAAAATCAATTTCATGTTTTCCGTTCTTTTGATAAGTAAAAGGTATTTTATTTTCACGTAAAAAATTTTTTAATTCTTTCTCAAGTTTAATACCACTTTGATTTGCTTTCGATGCATCTGTTAATTTTTTTGCTTTTGCCATTATGTAAAAAATCCCTCTAAAGACGGTGTTTGTTTCTTGTGTGATTCTATATTTTTGAGATTATATTTTGCAGTCTCAAAAGTAAAAGCAGGTTGTTCTACAACAATTTGTTTTTTAGAATCGGTTGAATCTTTCCAACATAAATCTTTATCTTTAGGATAATCCAAAGTCCAATTTAATGTGGAATTATTCTTCATAAGTTTTTTTGCTTCTTTATTCAAAGGGTAGATGTATCTGAACATGTATCCTTTGATTTTCTTGATACCTTTCGACTTCATAAAATCTGTAGTCAACCAGAAGACTTTATTCTTACCTGAGAATGCTGCATTTTCTTTACATAATGCTTTGGTTGATCGTGGATGCAACTTCTCTCCATTCTCCATCATGTACACTTGAGTCCAATACTTCTCACCGAAATAAAAATTCGATGCCTGATACACATACCCACACTTGCCCATTATACCATCTGCCATCGTGTATAGGAAAAGACACTTGGTGTTCTTCTTCATCCACTTTACGGTTGCAGATATCATTTGAGATTCAGAATTTTTTGGCATGTCATCATCCATGCACATCTTACCAATCTCAAAATAATCTTTTGATGTTAAACCAGGAAACATTTTATTGATAGTTTGCAGTGGTTGTGTTCCCCACCCCAACGTCAAAACACCTTTGAGTTCATCATCAATGAAAAAACCAAGAAAGTGTTTTGTTAGTGTGGGCATTACAGGTGAATAATGGAACTTCTGTATAAACTCCGATGCCTCATACTTAGAAATATCTTTGATAACATATTCAAGTCGCATATATTATTCGTCATTCATTTTGGTAATTCTGTCTTTGTGTATAACTTCGTGGTTGTCAGGCAATTCAGTTTCCTTT